AAGGATGCCCAGCCGATCTTGCCGTCATCGAACCGGCTCATGTTCCGGGTACGGCGCTTGTAGATGATCTCGTGGTAGCTCCACCCGAAGGTGAGCATGCTCAGCACCTCGGAGATGAAGCTGTTCCAGGTGTGGCTCATGTCGGACATGCACTGCTCCAAGAACTCCTTCTTGGCCATGTCCTCTTCGGAGTCGCTGGCAGGCTCGACGTTCCACTCGACGGAACGGAGCAGCATGTCGATCGTGAAGAACATCGACCCCACCACAGGGTCGTTCTCACGCATCTCCCGGTAGACCTTGACGCCTCGCCGCCCTGCCAGCTCAGGCAGGAACTCCTCCAGCACCTGCCCACCGACACGGTTCAGGCCGGTCTGCCCCAACGGCCGGAGACGGGCACGACGGGGGCCTGAGGCCCGTCCACGGGTGCCGTTGTTGCCGTAGATGTTCAGAGGCATTGGCTCAGACTAACGCCGCCAGTAGCTCTTCTGAGTGATCGACTTGGGGGCTGCCAGGACGAGCTTCTTGTTGAGCCGTTGACGGACCCACCATGCCAGTGCTCCCGACACCACCGAGTCAGGTGGGTGCCCCCGGCCGAAGAGGTCGTCCATCGCCACATACTTGTGCTCCTCATAGGCCCAGTTGACCCGAGGACAGTGGAACTTCCCACCCTCGATTGCAGCGATGTACTCACTGAACACCTGGGTCCGCACCTTGCCCGTCATCTCCACGGGAGTGACGTTGTGTTCCAGATAGTCACTGACGACGTTCCCAAGACCGGTTGCGTCGTGAACGGCCAGACCGGGATAGTTATTGAGGCGGTGATCGAGCCGACCGACCATGATGGGCCAGGGACGACGACCCAGCCTCTCGAAGGCAACCTCCCTCCAGACCCCGTTGGGTTCGATCTTGAAGGTTCGGATGATCGTCCAGTCTCGTTGCTTGGCCCAGTCTGCGGCTGTGACATAGATCGCCTCCGGCTGTGGTGCCTCGAACTGGTAGAGCTTGCCCTCGTCACCGGGGAACTCACCGAGGTTGGGGTCGAAGGTCTTGTCCACCCAGAACGGGTCGATCGCCCTGCCCTCGAAGCTCGGCTCCTGAAGTTCGTATTCTGTTTCCCACATCACCTTGGAGACTTCCTGCTTCTTCCGCATAATGTCGGAAACACGAAGCCAACCATGAGGCTCGGCTGTCTCGTGGTAGCACCACTGGTAGACAGGCCAGCCGTTCTCCTTTGCTCGTTCCAGCACCTTGCTCATCGTCTTGTCGGGGTACTGGTGCGTTGAGGAAATGACTGTCTGGCTGGTGATGTAGCGGCTGCTCATTGGCTGACCAAGGGAAGCCTCGAAGATGTCCCACTCCATCTCGTCAACCTCGTCAAGCCGAAGCCGCTGAGGGTGAGGACCACGAACAGACTTCTGACTGGCCATGAGAGCACGAACTTGACCCCCGTGCATCAGTTGAGTCTGGTAAGTCGTTTGCTTTCTAATCAATGACTGCGGCGACAGTGGCCAACCCCAGCTCTCACCCATGACTTCGTGAACCCGAAGAGACTGAGCAGAGCTGCCACCAAGCACATTCACTTCGGCACGTAGCAGGACCGCCTCTGTCATGCCGAGAGTGGCAAGGGTCATGCTCTTACCACCGAAGCCACGGGAGGCCTTCCAGACACTCACCGGGTACCGAGCAAAGTAGGCATCAGCGAAAGCCTCGAACGGCGCACGATGCCCCCGGCAGACCTGCACACGAGGAATGTCGATGCCCCAGAGGGTCTTCACGACGGCATGCAGCTCGTCGTCGGTCTTCGGTGGCCTCTTGATGACCAGGGAGGTCGGTGCTGCTGCCGAGGTGACCTGGCGATCCGGACTGACCCTGGTGTGGGAAGCCCCCTGACCGGGAACGTGCATCCCCTTGGGGACGGCAGGAATCCCCGGTGGCCTAGACACGAACTACCTGCCCCACCACCAACGGTTCCACCACCGAATCGAGTAGTAGTCCTCGTAGCGGTGATGGGAGAAGAACACCATGACGGCATAGATCAGCACCAGGGCCAGCACCAGTGCCAACGGCACGATCAGCCAGAGAGTCACGGCAGCTGCTTCTGCTGACCCCGTTTGCTTCCACGGCGCTTGACAGTAGCCGGTGTGTTCGTCGGTGCTGCCGGTGGAGGAGGAACGACGGGAGTGCCGTCCATCTCTTCCAGCTCGTTCGTGAGCTTCCCGACGTAGAGAGAGAGTTCCAGGCGGATCGGCTCGTTGACCTCAGCGTAGATACTGACCTCACGAACACAGCCACTGAAGTCCACACCATCAATGACCAGCCGACCACTCCGGCCCTGGGGGCCACTCGTCCCGAAGTAGACCTCACCTGCTCCCTTGCGGTCTACCTTCACCGGAGGTCAGCCAGCTTGGGATGTGGCACAACCTGCTTGACGAGCTTGATGTGATCCTCGCACAGGTAGTGATCGACCCGTTGTGAGGTCCACACCATCACTGCCTCTTTCGTGCAACGACGCTGGGTCTCCGGCACCGTCCCCGTACACCGCTGGGTGTCCTCTGGCATCAGTTCTCCTGGCCAGGGTGAGGTGGTGGGGCATCCCCGACGATGTGGAGCTTGGCAGTCGGGTGCATGCCCATGCCGTTCGTGAGCTTGGCCTTGGCGACCTGGGACTGGGCATCCTTCACCATGTCGGCCACCCTCTTCTGGAACAGAGTCTCAAGCTCCAGTTTACGTTGAGGGTCGTCCCCGATGAGGAAGTCAACAACACTCTGCAAGTACAGATCCGTGAAGACCGGATGCGGGATCTGCATGCCTTCGGTAGCCAGGTGGTGTATGTCCTGCTGGTTCTTCTCCTTCAGGGCATCGTGGTACTCCTGAGGGTCTACAAGCTCCACTAGAAGATCGCCTCCTGCACAATGACCGAGTAAGCGTTGATGTTCATGAGTTTGTGCATGACCACCGGCAGGCAGTCGTCACAGCACATGCGGTCTGGATATGCCTGAGACGACCCCAGGGAAAGCTCCCACAGGGCCGTCTTCAGGTTGCACTCTCCACACCGGGGCTTAGAGAGACCCGGCATCCCATGCCAGTGGTAGGGCAAAGAAGGCCAGGCCCACCCAGCCAGGGGCGATGTACTTCTTCACAGGGTCACCCTCGGCTACCCAGGCCTGCCACAGGAACAGCACGATGGCCACGATGTAGCAGACGAGTCTCCAACCAGGTGTCATGCGCTGTGCCCTCCCAGTAGATGTACGAGTACCGAGCTTGTCAGCATGAGGGCTTCTTCCTTGTCAAAGCCCACCGCCAGGAAGCTCTCGTGCAGCTCGTGCAGTGATGCTGCTGCCAGCCTGAGTCCTCCAATGGGATCAGCTGGCATCCCGCCCTGTTGTTCCTCCACTTGCTCCTCCACTGTGCCTCTTTCGGTTGAGTGCATCACTCTAGTACTCCCTCTTGTTCTCCACCACCTTCGCTCCCTTGAGGCCGTCCTGCAAGAGCTTGACCACGTTGTCACGGTCCTTGGCGTTCTTGATGCCTTCACCCCCAACGGCGATGATCTCACCGTTGCCTGCAATCACCCGGAACCTCTTCTCCCCCAGGGTGTCGTTGTAGGTCTCGATCCGCAGTTCCTTCTTGTCACCCAGTTCCAGAGGCTCCTTGTCCGGAGTCGGCTGGGGTTCACTCTGCTCCACCTGGGTCAGGATGTCGCTGCCTTCTTTCGGATCCTTCGACTGCTTGTCGTCCGGTCCCTTGGTGTGCTGACCCCGAGCGGGGCCACGAGCCACGTTCTTGTCTTGACCTTCGGGGTCGTGATCTGCCTGCTTGGTACTCGCCACAACTAGCTCCTCTCCGTTGGGCAGGAAACTCCTGCACGTACTGCCCAGGTAGTTGCCCGCATCATCGTGGTGGAACGTACACCGAAAGGTGACCACCACTGTGTACTACTACCCCGGACATTCGCCTGGCAACCCTCAGTCCCCTAATAGTAAAAAATTACATACCTTCTGCGATTCCCTGCATCACAAAAAATAGTTGATGGTCGGCCCCGGAGCCGATCACCAGGTTTTGTCGATTCGGCTTCGAGCTGTAAGCAAACAAAGGCTTTCAATCGGCGGGAAGTGTCAACTAGGAGGATGACCCATTTGGGCCGGGGGGAGTGAGAACCGTTCGTAGTTGACTCAGTGACTAGCTATAGCAACGATCTGAAGCCGCTTCACGTCTGTGCTGGTCACAGAGCTGCTGACTGGCTTTGCGAGTGCCTCGTTGCCGTGTCCGTTTTGTCTAGGTGCTGTCGGCCCCGTTGGCAGAGTGGAGTGCTGTGAACACTGCACTGCTAGCCGCTACAGCTTCTCTACCTACACCAGGGAGAGTCTTGACTCCCCATTGGTAAGGCCCTCACCTAGCCGCTCTCTGGGCTGTTGAGCCTTGCTTGTGATTCATCTTCCTTGATGTCTTCCACAATCTCCGCATCCTCGATGTGGTCAGTCGGCACAGCATCGAACTCTCTTGTCACATTGGGATCAGGCAGTGCTTGTTGTACTCCCTCAATCGCTATACGTGCATCCTCTAGGGCCTTGAGGTACTCGTTCTCATCCCCCTCGATCATCACCACATGCCGATGCTCTACTTCCCCATGTACTGAGGCGTTGATCTCATGCTTCTCTGGTGCATCAAGCCCCATATACCGAGCCCTTCTGTCCATGATCCGCAGAATCCGGTCTCCTGCACTGAGATCTCCCTGCCGGAAGCGTGGCCAAAGCGTGGTGAGCATGGCATCAAGCCTGGCCAATTCGAGGTTCAGTACATCCTCAGCAGGTTCACTCAGGTACTCCTTGATGCCTTGTTCCACAGCGTTCTTCGCTGTAGCAGGGCTTGCATACCCAAGGGTCTCTGCAATCTGGGAGTACGGAGCACCAGCACGCCTCAGCTCTAGAGCCTGCCTGTACCTCTCCACTGCCCTGAGCTTGCTCTGCTCGGCAATGTTGGGCTTCCTCTTGCTCCTAGCAACCATCGAGACCGCTTTCAGAGAGTGAGTTTGTACCGAATTACCCTAGGGACCACCCTCTATGGGTACCACATGCTCCCCTAGCAGTCCCCCATTGCATCCCCTGGTGGTAGCCCCAGAGGCAGCGTCCCCTCAGTCCCCCCTAGAAGGCCCT